CGAGCATTGTTGCGAACTCGCTGAGGCCCGAAGAGAGGTTCTTGATAACGTCGTAAATCGCCATGAACATCGCTTTCGGGATTTCGATGGTCTCGCCACCTTCCGCGCCCATTCCGGCCCCTTCTGGGGGCATCCCTGCTGCTGCTGGAGGCATTTCTGCGCCCATTCCTGAATCTATCCCTGCTGCCGGAGCAGCACCCATTGACATTTCGTTTTGTTTCATATTTTTACGTTAAACTCCAAACGGATATCCATTAAGTATTGGGGAGAATCTCACAAATGTAATCTCGGCTGAATCTGCAAGCGCACCGCTGCTTGCGTTTTGCACAATCAGCGAGCAACCTGTCGTTGTTTTACTCCGGATTTGCGTTGCCATGTTTGTGCTCGTCGCTGCGCTCGCGCCCATTGCTTGAGAGTACGCTACATAATTAGCGTCGTATGGTTGAGCATAATCTGAAAAATCAATATTATACACGCCAGTACCAGTCCTTGTTATGTTTTTGATACTTGCAGAATCTTTAATTGCAAGAGTTTGCGTGACAGCGGCAGTCGCGGATGCTGTAGTGCTATTGAATTCGTCAACAAACTCGAATTGACTTGCCGATACAATAGCGGTTACACTTCTCCAGCCGTCCGTTGGTTTATTTGCAGTGCTTCCTGAGAAAATTAAATATACATATTGGTATACGGCAAGATTGTGATTTGCCATAGTCACAGTTACAGTGCTTGTGCCGTTCACTATTGCGCGGCTCCATGCTGTTCCTGCTATTTGCGCCCCACTAAAAACAACAGAAGCAGCAAGTATCCCGCCAATGCTGTTAAACTTATTGTCAACATACGTTTTTGTTGTTGCGTGCGAGGGAAGCGTTGGCGTTGGAACGGATATCGGGACTGCTGCCGTTATCAGCGTCGAGTCAATTGTTAGTTTTGTTACCTGCGTTGCGCTTTCGATGAATCGCAGCACCCCAGATATGTTTCCGCTTCCGCTTTGGTCAATAATCCAAGCCGAAGTGTTATCGGAAGCCCTGCAAAACTCTAACTGACCACCTTCTGACGTAGAGTTCATTCGGCCTAAAAACAACTTCCCGTTGCTGTCAAGTCGAACGTCACCGTGAACAGTTAATTTTGAAATCGCACTCCCCGTGCCAACTACCAAGTTTCCTCCGCCGGAAGCAGCAAAAACATTTTGGGGCGAAACATCGTTGAGATAAAGCGGGCCAGTAGTGCCACAATTCAATCTTGACGCAGTCCCGTCAGTCGATATACGCAAATCGTAATCGTCGGTATTTGGCTTTTTGAAATCGATGTAAACATTTCCGTCGCCACCAAGCTCAATGCTTGAATCGCCACCCGTGTTGTTTATCACGGCCCCTTTGGCTAACAGATACGCGCCAGATACGTTTGCGGTGGTCGTTATGTTGCCAGAAGAGCTTATGCTCGATGCGGTTAGAGTGTTCGTTACCGTGAATGGCGTTGCTGTCGAAACAAGCGTTTCAGTCAAACTAAGCCTCACTGTGCCACCAGCATCCAGAATTCTCAACGCCCCATTACCCGTCGTGCCAGCTTGGTCGATGCGCCAAGCGACTGCGTTATCCGAAGCTCGCGCAAATGCAATCTCGCCTCCCTCGGATGTTGTATCGATGCGGCTAAGTCTCACGACTCCATTTACATCCAATGCATCAAGCGGAGAGGATGTTTTGATGCCGACATTCCCAGAAGCGTCAACAACGAACGGACTTGTATCGCTCAACTGGTCGCCAACAAACAGCGAGTTGCCAGAACCTTGATTTACGATGGAAACGCAGTCCGAAGTTGATGCTGACGTGTTGGCAACAACGAACGATGAACCCGTCCCGTTGTTCGTTGCTCCAAGTGTTGGAGAGGTGCCGCTCGAAACCAAAACGCCACCACCGCTTGTTAGCGCGGCAGTGTTTTGAATCGAGCCGTCTGGGAACTCAAGACCTCCACCGGATATCCGCAGAGCCGCTGTCGTCGCTGCTGCACCGATGCCGACCTTCCCTGTTTTGGTGATTTCAAAGCGCGTCGTTAACCCAGACTCGCGAACAAGCATCGCAGAACCAGACATTCCGGTCTGGGGAATCACGTTTATGTAAAGCCCGTGCGCTGTGTTTTCAGGAACCGTGTAAATCGCTGTCGAGGAAGACGTTGGAAGCACGTTCAGGTTGGCAAAAGTGCCAGCCCCAACAACCTGCAACTTGTCGCTTGGCGCGGAAGTTCCAATCCCGACGTTTCCGCTTGCATCAACAACAAATGGGCTTGTATCTCCATTTGAGTCATTTACAACAAATGACCTCCCAGAGCCGTTATTTGTTATGGAAAAGCAATCTGCTGTTGCGGTGCTTGCATTCCTGACATTGACAAGGATGGTCGAGTTGTACGCAGATTGCGTTTGTGTATCTACGTTTATGTTGCCGTAGAAACTTGAGTTTGATTCTGATATAAACGTATTTTTTACGCTAAACTGCGACTGAGTTAATGTGACTCTGGCGAGCGTGGTTTGATGGTCAAAGATTCTGAGCGTGCCAGAATTTGTGCCTGTGTCTGTTCCGAAGCAATCGATTACCCACGCCTTCGCGTTGTCTGAAGCGCGACAGAAGTCTATCTGGCCCCCTTCGTCTACGGAATTTTGCCTCCCAAGCTGAACATTTCCCTCGACTTGCAGCTTTGCAAGTGGAAGACCGTCAATGCCTATCCCGACATTTCCTCCCGAATCCACAACGAATGCGGTTGTGTCTGGAATTGTTTGGTCATTGATTATCAGCGACTTGCCAGTGCCAAGATTTGTTATCGTCAGAACATCCTGAGTTGCAGTTGCCGTTGAATTCAACGTCAATACGCCCCCCGTACCATTGTTTGTTATCGTTAAGACTTGAGTCCCCTGATTTGCGGATAATGCTCCTCCGGATGTCGAAAGCCGTCCAGTATCGCTGGGATGCTTGTGGTCTTCTCTTGCGTAAAGAAGCGATGTTCCGACAGTTGCGGTTCCGTCAATGAGCGGCAATGCTATTGCTGGGTTTGCGGCAGCAGTTTGAATCGTCCCCCCAGAGAACGTGATTCCGGATGCGCCAACCGTTAATCCAGCGGCAGTGATTGCGCCAGTACTGGTGCGCTGAACAATTGTTCCAGCCGTTGCGGACTCCGAAAAATCAATCCAATTCAAGTTCTGCGAGCCGACAGATACGGAACGCAACAACTGAGAATTACCCGTTGCTTGCGGAACAGCAACAACGCGAGTGTCTTGGAACGCTCGCAAAAAGTAACACATCAACCCCTCGCCAGCCAAACGAGGAATTCCAAAGACCACTGCCTGTTGATTTACGTCGCACGTTGACCAAACAACGCGCCCATCGACAACGGTTTTCGTGACTGTTCCGTAAAGCGCGGAGGTCAGGTTGCCGAGGATGCTCGCAACACTCTCCTGAGACACAATGGGATACGGAATATCCTGTCTGCAAACATCTGATTCACAACTCATAACAACTCCTGATTTTTGTTGTGACGCTCAAGCAGCGTCGCGATTGGCAAACCTTTTGAAAACTCGAAATGTGGGGCGTCGTACAACCCCTTGAAAGTCCCTCCCCACGTCAAGCCGTGTTTCTCTGCAATCGCTCCGGCTCGATGGTGCATGAGGTCGGCAGTTTTTGGCTCGCTGTCATCGAGGTATGACTTGCCTCGAAAAACGCCACAGTCGATGGCTAGGCCATAATTGTGGTAGCTCTGACCCGCCTTGGCGTTGGTGACCCTCGGAAGGCTTTTGTTGGTGCGTCCTTGGGCGTATAGAGCGTCCTGCTCGGCAAATGTTCGCAAACTGGAAATGGCTCGATACTCGACGCCGAGTTCTGCCGCAATGGATTGAGCCTCAATCAAAAAGTCGCGAAAGCGTTGTTGCACTTTTGGGTGCAGCTTCGCGAGATTCTTCTCAGAGCGTTCATCCATTACCGTTCAGCGAGTTCCGCAACACGTTGCCAAAGTCTCTCCCTGTCTTTCTCGCAAGCCTCAGCCCGCGCTTCGACAGCGTCAATGCGCTTATCTGCTTTCCCCTCAGATTCTTTTAGCCGAGCGGCGAGCCACCATATGCCTCCACCAAGAACGGCTGCAATCGGGCCTTGAGCAATCAGACTTTCAAGGATTTTTTCCATTGCCCTCCTTGCGAAGAATCTGGATGGCTGCGTAAACGCTTGCCCCAGCGGTAACTATGCTTTCGGCAGCTTCCGGCCTTGCTTTCGCAGAAAAAACCGTAATCAGTGCAACCAGCCCTCTCCATGTCGAAGGCTCTAACAGTCTGTCAATGAGGTATTTCATATTAGCTACAGTTCCAACGTCTTAAACTTGCTCTTGCCCGCTCGGCTGGCCCCTTTGAATTACGAACCACACCTTTCATTCTGGCGCAGAACGACTTCTTACGCCCCTTGTCTGCCTTGGTTTTTGGATTTGGTGCCGGAGCCTTGAGGTTGCTCCCCGTTGCACGGTTGTAAGCACGACGCCCCTTCTCTGTCAACCCAGCACCTCGCGATACCGGAAGCTTTTCTCCATCGCCGACTGAAAGTGAAACGCCTTTAGACATTTTCAGTGAATGTTCCGTCCCCATTGTATAGCCACCCAATTCTCACATAATCAGGAGCTTTTACCAAAAAATTTGACTCAGCAACGGCATACTCAGAAACACCGTCGTAAAGAATTACCTCAAGAACAATTCCGGTTGCTTTTTCAACAATTGCCCAACCTTCGATTTTCATTTTACTTGTATGTTACAATTTTCACTCCGCCAGCGGCTCCGATACCACCGAATCCGGCAACGGTTGCATACATGAGCGTCACGTTCGACTGCGTTAAAAGAAGCGGCGTGTCAAGTGTGATTTGAGTCAAGCTGTCGATTGATTTAATTCTGACATAAGAGTGACCGCTTGAGTTTGGAACTGTTGACGTTCCGCCATAGCGGTTAAAATAACCCTGCAAATTTGAGCCAGTTGCAACGACTTCACTGCTGGTTACGGTTATGTTTGCGTTTGCCGTCACCCCAGAAACGATTGGAGAATAAGGTCTTAGGCAAGGCCCAAAAATTCTTTGATTTACAAAGGCTGCAAGCCCCGTCGTGTTTGCCACAGTTATCGTTCCGTTTCCGCTGGTGCAGGAATAGGTAAATGGCCAAACAATTTCAATCAGCATCCCGACCTGCAAGGCTGCACTATTTGGGACGGTCACAACTGCGGAGCTTGCAGTGCAGCTCACACCGTCCAAAAAGCCAACCGCATTGGCAACATATAGCGTTTGACTCGTTCCCGCAGAGGTTGCTGGGTGCGAAAGCGTTACCGCAGTTGGAGAGACTGACGCAACGTGCGAGAAGCTTCCGTTAGATGCGCTTGCGGGTGTCAATGCGGTTGCCATGAGCCCTTGCCCCCAAGTCAATCCAAGAGTTGAGCCTATCTGGCTCGATACACTGCTGCCGTTCGATATGTGGAAATTTGATATCTCGCCACGTCCATTCGCTACTGCATAAGAGCCGCTCAACGAACTTGTTGCAGCAGCAGAAAGCACAAATGTGGTTTCATCCGTGAGCGAGGCAATGGTCGTGTTTGCTGGAATGCCATCTCCAGTTATCGCCATAAATGGAATTATCCCGCGAGTTGAATTGCAAGTAACTGTGGTGGTTCCACTTGTGAGATTTATATTTTGAACAAGAATAGGAGTGCTGCCAGTTGTTGACCCCCCTCCGCCTCCGCCTCCGCCAACGCCAGCGGCAACCGTAAGCGTTACCCCAGAAGCTGTTGCAGTCGCTGCCGCATTCAAGCTGAATGATGTTGCGCTATTTATTGTCGTTACAAAATTGCCAATGCGTATCGCCGGATTTCCGGTAATCGCCATGCCAGCTGACAGTCCAGCAGTCGAAGCGCAGGTAACATTTTGGCTTCCAGATGTTAACGACACGCTTGTAAGCGTGAACGGCTCAAACCATCCGCCGCCATCTCCGCCATTGTAAATTGCCATTTGCGGGGACGTTTGGTCTCCACGCGCCGCTGGGCCGCTGGGCCCGCCAGAAGTGCAGTTTGGGCCGATATCGCCCGCCCAACGCATTGGTCTCTGTTTTTCTGCTGATGAGTTTTTTGTTATTGTCCCACTAACGCCTGTGACCGCGATATTTACAAAACAAAAATAACTGTTAAGTGCTGCCGTGGAATTACTTGCATTCCCAGTTGAGCCTCCAGTAGACCCATCGCTGAATGCGGCCCCTGCGCTTGACACTGCCGAAACATTCGACGTTGGCGCAACAATGCCAAGGGATGTCAATGGCGTTGCTGCGGTCGCAACAGATGTCCACCCTGAGTTGCCATTAATGCTAACTGGTGCGGTGAGCGAAATGATGTCGTTTGTCCCCTCTGCAATTTTTGTCTGCGCCCCAGACGTGCCTCCTCCATATGAGCTTTGGAAGAAAAATGCTGGGATTGTTCCATTGTACGCTGGTTTTGCGATGGTTATGTTCAGCGAAGCTGGAATGTTGTCTGCGCTTGCGTCAATTTTTTGGAATATTCCGCTGGCCCCGCCTGTACCCCCATAAACGACTGGGCCGCTTGCACCAAGCATTCCCTTTGAACCGCACGCTCCGGTTCCGCCAGCAGAAACAAAGAAGATTTCAATTCTTTTTGCTCCTGTCGGCTTTGTCCAAGTGCCTGAAGATAAGAATGTTGAGACCTCTACTCCGCCTCCTCCACTTGCAGATGTCGTTGGTTCCCATTGACTTGTAGTTGAATTCCAAGTCAGCGTCTGTCCAGAAGTCGGAGCCGTAGAGGCAACGGCTCTGCCTTGTATCCTTGCGACCGTAGCTGCTTGCGAGCCTGAGCCTGAAGCAGTTACGTCGCCCGTGAGGGCAGTGATTCCAGTGTCCGTATCGGCTGCTGGTGCCCAGTTTGTGCCATCGTATTTAAGCACCTGACCTGTCGTTGGTGCTGTCGTTGAGACGTTTACACCACGAATGCGAGCAACTGTCGCGGCTTGCGACCCAGACCCAGATGCGGTCACGTCCCCAGTCAATGCGGTGATTCCGCTTGCCGCTGACGAGGATGGCTCCCACTGGCTCGACGTTGCATTCCACGTCAAGACTTGACCTGATGTCGGCGCAGTGTTTGCAACGGCTCGCCCTTGAAGTTTCGCGACAGTCGGTGACGGCAGCGTGCCGGATAGGTCTCCGCCAGCGACAAGCGTCGTGAGCGTGTTGTTGTCGCTGAATTTAATCCCGCCAGCATCAACAACTAATGCGGCTGATGCATCGGGAGCAACCCCAATCCCAACTCGACCCGAAGCCGAAATGGCGAATGGTGTCGCATCGGGAGTTGTCGAATCTTCGACAACCAAACAATTGCCTGTCCCTAAGTTTGTTATGCGAACTGCCGCTGCTGTTGATGCAGTGTTGTTGAGGTCAACCGTCAGGCCGATTCCAGTCCCAGTTGCATTTTGCGTTGCTGAAATCGCTGCCCCTGAGCCAGTTGTCTGCGTAACTCCAAGAACTGCTCCTGATGTTGAAGCTGAAATTCCTTGTGCAGCAGAAAACGAATTTATTGCGTTTGTTGCTGCAACAGAACGCGTTGCGGTTGTCCCGCGATACGAAAGAATATCTCCTGCAATATAAATATCCCCTGACGTTGGAGATGTCGGTGCAGTACCCGCGCCAATATTCAATCCGGCATTGCTCGTGGTGGATGCTGGCGTATTCAACTTACCAGTCATCGTGTCTCCAGCCTTCAAAACCGTGGTGCCTCCCTCTGTTATTTTGCCAGTTGTAGTCCCGAAGTCCGCTGCAACCGTGCCAGAAGTCGTTATCGTCCCGCCAGTTAACCCTGTCCCTGCCGTGATGCTTGTTACCGTGCCGCTGCCTCCGCCAGTTGCTGCGGTCGTTTGAACCGTGCCGTCACTGAACTTAATGCCTGTCGCATCGAGCTTTAACCCAACAGTTGCATCTGGGTCTGTCCCTATCCCAACGCGCCCACTTGCCGAAATAACAAATGCAGTTGCGTCTGGGTTTGCTTCATCCTCTACCCTAAATGCTTCTCCTGTGCCAGTTTGCGTTATTCTTACTGCCGTGGACGCGCCTTGAGCAGTAAAGGTTGCAGCTTCACGAGTTCCCGTATTTGAAACTGAGAGTACAGCAGATGCATTTGACGTTGAGCCAATGACTTGCGGCTGGCTGAACGTATTCTGCTGCGTTAGCCCTGCCGCATTGAATGTGGATGTACCTGCTCTCCAAGACAATCGGCTCTGGTTGGAAATCCAAATGTCGCCGGAGGCAAGCGTTGACGGACTTCCTCCAGAGAGGGGCGCACCGATGTTGAGCTTGGCCTCAGTGTCGGTCGCAGCGACAGTGAGCTTCCCTGTCATTGTGTCGCCAGCTTTCGCGACTGCGCCCAATGCAGTCAAAGCTGCCGCTGCGGTCGTTGCGCCAGTGCCCCCATTCGCAACATTCAGCGTCCCCGCAAGCGTTATCGTTCCGCTCGTCGTTACGGTTGGGTTCGTTACTGTAAAGCCCGTTGTTCCAGCAGATAGCGTGACGCTTGTCACCGTCCCCCCTCCCCCGCTGCTTGCGGCTGGAGCCCATGCTGTCCCATTCCAAGCGAGGACTTGGCCCGAAGTCGGAGCCGTCGCCAAAACATTTCGGCCTTGAATCTGCGTCGCATTTCCGCTTGCTCCCCCGCCCTGCGCGAGGACGGTCAGCAAATCGACGACGAGCCCACGGTACTCTGCGGTGCCGAGAATGGTTGGGATTTGGATTGTCAGACCAGTTGCTTGTTGAAGCAAATCAACAACATACTGCCGGAATTGAGCGGTTGAGTAAGTGGGCATGGCAGCAAAAGTGACGTGACTTGACGGGGGACGTTTCCATCCCCCGTCCCTGTCACATCACTTAGATGGTGCAGGTCGTCACACCCAGATTTTCACCGCAACGCTTGTAAGCGATTGCAGCTACGTTCTGCGGGCGAATCGGCTGATACGCACGCTGAATCTGGTAAATATGCTGACCGTAGTCCCCGTACATATTGCAGTCATTGTCGCGAAAGTACGTCCACTCCAACTCGCCAGCGAACAACTGAGGTGCCCACTTAAAGGTTCCCTCGCCCGTGTAAGCCTCTGGCGTAAGCCGCTTAAACGAGTCTCCACCAATGACCAACGCGATTTCATATGTCGCATTGACCCAATCCGCATTGCGTCTTGTTGCAAACCCGAAGCTGGCATTGGCCTTTGCGATTGGGCTGATGAAGTTTGGCCTACCGTTAGCGTCTAACGTGTTGAACCGCAAAGGCTGCTGGTCAATCCCGAATGCAAACCCGCGATAGCCTTGGAACTGATACCCCTTGATGGACTCTTCCCCCAGCTTGAAGGAACCTGCCGACAGGTAGTTCAGGTCTTCCTTTACGTCCGCGTCGTTACGCAGCTTTTCGATTGCGTCCGCACTGGCGATGACCTTGAAGAATTCCCCTTCAGCCGTCGTAAACGGCTCTGCGAGCATTTCTTCGCGGAGGAAGCTGCCGAGACGATAAAGAGTCCGGAAGTTCAAATCTCCAGTCGGAAGATTGGTTGATGCACCAAACGTCGTGTTGATTTGCTGCATATCCCCAATCACATTTGAGTTGAAAGCCGTAGCAGCCTTCACCACATATTTGATGCCGCATTGATACTGCAACTGGTAGCGAATGTCTGCGTTGATGATTTGCAGAATCGTCTTCTCCAGAGCGATTTGCGCTTGCAGGTACGCATTTTTAAATGCAGTGCGAGCGGTTTTAACGCAAACACGCGGCCCACGTCCGCGAAGCGATTGGAGCTTGAACGAATATTCGGTCGAGCCGACATCGTCAGGAGTCGCTCCGGTTCCGCACATATTGATGTCGTCCGTAAATGCTGGCGCAGCAATGTTTTGTACGGAGTTCGGATACGCGATTTCCTGCACAACGCTGCGAACAGTGTCGGACACATTCGGGAGCGTCCCGCCTTCAAGCACGTTGATGTACGGACTCTTACGAGCGAGCGTCTTTGCGATTTGACCAACAATGCGGTTGGTGTCTTTTGCAGCGAAGTTGTTCGCTACTGCGATATCAATACAGTCATTAGGCATATGATTTTAAAGAAGTTAGAGAGTTGGAGGTTGTGTGCTCTGCTCGCGGATTTTGGCGAGACAAAGCGATGCCACCGATGGTGACAGTTTGGTTCTCGCCCACGGCACGCTTGGGCAGTTATTGCGGCCTGATTGCAGGTTTTGTTGACTCCTGCTAGTCGCTCCCATTCGGAGGGAGTGCGCCGAGCTATTTCTGGAACTAGCTCAAACCTCGATTGAGGTCAATAGGCTTTTTTGATGAATCGACAAAAAAATAACCCCCGCCCCAAAAAGGAGCGGAGGTTGATTTGCTTCTCAGCCTAGAACACTGGGATTGCCAAATCGATGTGCGGGATATGCCCACTGGCTTGTGCCATCCTGCAAAACGCCTCATCTCCAGTGAGTTCTGGTTGAGGCGTGAAGAATTGAAACGGCTTGCTGTCAACCGCTCGCGCAGGGAATGTCTTTATAATGTCCTGAAGCGCACTGCGATGGATGAGCATACAGTCGCTGCTAGTCCATTTTACACCTTCAATGCGATTCGGGAGGATGTCTGCCATTTCTGGGTTGATGGCTGAATCGGCCTTCAAGAGTCCGTTTCGAGGTGAGCCAACAAGCGCACCCACAACGGTTTTTCCAGCCGCAAACATTCGCTTCAAAACGTGCCGCTCTAAAATGTCATCAGAGAATGCTTTGGAACGCTCAACAAAAAGCCCGCGCAGCACTCCCGCTCGCCCAACAGCGGGCGTGTATTGCTCGCCGAGCAGGAAGAGCCACTGGCTTTCAGCTTCCTTGAGGAATCGGTCGCAGATGCTGTTTTTCGCGTCGTGAACAGTGTCCTGTGAGAACTCCCAATCAATCCGCAACCGCTCTTTTCCGCAATCAACAGCAAGAGCCAGCAATGCGATAAGCGTGCGCTTGCTCGCCTCATGCACCCAAGGAAGGCCCAGTGTGATTTCGCGCCCCTCCCAGTCCGGCGTGAATCGATTGTTGCCGCGCTCGGTTTTCGACTCGTTCAGCGCGAGTGATTTGCGCTTTCGCTCAACGGGCTGAGGCTCCGGCTCTGACTTCACTTCAGGTTCCGGCTCAGGCTCCGGCTGCGCCTCCGCAAGTTGCTCAGGAGCAGATTCCTGCACGTCGTCAAACGAGTCGGTCTCAAACGGGTTGAGGGATATCTCTTCGCCTTCCTTTAGGTCTTTTGTTTTCGTTCTGATTATTTTCATGGCTTTATTTATCTTTCAGCTTCACTGAGTCCTGCCTCGATTGCGTCAAGCGGATTCATGCTAATCCTTGAGGCAGAAGACACTTGCGGTTGAGTAACAACAGTGGATGCGTTTGACTTCGGCATCCGGCCCGCTCCGCTCACGGCTCCCATCCGCCCACGAAGTTGATTCAACTCGGCGAGCAGCGAAGCCTTTTCCTTCTGCTCGACCTCTAGTTGGTGCGTCAGAATGTGCGAGAGCGTCGCCGCTGCTGCAACCGTCGCCGCATCCTTCACCGTCTTCGGGTAGAGAGCAGACATATACTTGCCCTCCAAGTCTTTAACGTATTCGTTGTGTGAGTTGATTTTCGCAAGCTCTTCTTGAGAAGCATTTTGCGGAACTTCTTTGTATCTGAAGGCGGGAATGTCCTTGGTCAGTTCGTCAACGTGCTTCCAAGCCTCTTCGTGGTTTTTGTTAAAGTTCTGCTGGAACTCCTCCATCTTGTTTTTGTACCACCCGTCCGCATTCTGCTTTGCGTTTTCAATCTCGGACTGCATCTCAGCTTCGATGTCGTCGAGTTGCGCCAGTGCGTTTTCGATTTTTCGAGCGTCGAGGTAGGTCTCTTCGGAAGCAGCCAGCTTGTCGATGACGTTGGTTTTCCACCATGACAACGGAACCTTGCTCGGCCCGCCCACGTTTTGAATTGCGGTGATGGTCTCATCGCTCGCTTTCCACTTCTTGAGCAACCCGTAAATCCCTTGCGATGCCTTGTCGATTTGGTCAGAGAACTTCTGGCGGAATGATGGGTCATTCTGAATGTCGAACGTCGCCTTGAACTTTTTGAGTTCCTCATAGTCCTCCGGCGCAGTCGTTTGCGGTTGCCCCTTTTCAAGCTCCGCGATGCGCTGCCTAAGCTGTTCAGCTTCAGCGGCTTGCTTTTTGTATGTCGCAGCGGTTTCTCGGAGCCTCTGCCAGTTTGAGCGATTCTTCTCGCTCATACCCTCCGGCTCTGCAATCGCAGAAATGTCGTCGTCAGGCGTTTGCTGTTGTTGTTGCTGCGGCGTTGACTGCTGAGATTCAGCGAGCTTCTGAGCCTGTTCAGCAAGTCCTCCTTCCGACGTGTTGTCGCCTGACGCGCCAGAATTTGCTGACTCTTCAGCGTCTAACATCGAGTCGATGTGCGCCTCTAATTCGCCGATACTTGCTTCGCTGTCGAGATTGTCTCCGCCAAAATCATCTTCGGTTCCGTCCATAATTACATCTGCGCGTGTTTGGTTCCCCCGTCGTTGTCTTCATCCTGCGCTTTAAGCAGCCCCATGATAATATCCACGGCTCGCTCGTAGCCCTGTTTGTACTTTGCCTCCAAGGCTACCTCTTCAATGTTTGCGCCTAAAACAGGCGGGCACTGCGATTTAAGAAGCTCGATGAGCTTCCCTTTTGCTTTTGCGTTGTAATCGCGCAAAAGTGTTGTGTCTTCTGGTTTCCACATATGTGTTTATACTGCTGATGTTTGCGGTTTTGGCGGATTGGAAATCTCCGAAATGACTTGATTCTGCGATGGGCCGCTTTGGTTTGTATACGCCTCTCCGGCAACTCCTTGCATTGCTGCGCTTGGGCGACGCGGAGCACCTCCACCTCTTGGAGGAGCGGCTGCTGGCTCGATATCTGGCGGAGGCGGAACATTTTGCCCGCGCTGAATCTGTTGCGCGGCCAGCTTGTAAAGCTCCTTGAACGGCTCCAACTGCTCGCGAGGTGCTCCTTTGGCTTCGGCGTTTTGAATGTGCTGCGCGAAATGTCCAAAGGCCGCGACGAGCGGCATGATTCCCTCCGGCGGAAGTCCGTTTGGCGGAATGTTTTGAATCACCGGAGCGAGCTTCGCTGCCATCGTGTTGAGGTGAACCATGTCATTGTCGCGAGGAGAAATCGGGACTTCCTGACCAGCGATAATCGATTGCAACTCAATGATTTGCTGGCGAGTCGCTTCGATTGCAATCGCCTCAACAGAGTCTTTCGGAAGGATGACTTCGTTTGCAATCGTCTCGCCCAGCTTGCGCGTCCAATCCAGCTTCATCAGCTTGTCTTGGTCGATGTTCGGATTGCCCATGTACTTGGTAATCATCAGGTCGAGAATCTGTAAATCCTGAGCCGTCGTATCTGGGTTCAGTTCAGCCGCTGGCGAGAATGCCATGAGCAAAATGTCAGACGGAGGCAGGTTGCGCTCCATCATCTGGTAGCAGCAGTTGACCGCATCTTCGTCGAGATGGCGCGGGACTTCAAACGCCACAAGGAACGGAGGCATCTGCATTGAAGACTGCTCAAACGCATCGACGACTTCGCGTCGTGCCCAAACAGCGTTCGGGTCAACCTGCCGTGCTAGGTCAACCTTGAGCTTCAGGTCGGCTGCTGCCTTGATATGCTCAGGATGAGCAATCCCGCGCTGCATCCGCTCGACAGCGAGTGAGAACTGCCGCGAGAAGCGCGTCAGGATGCCCTCGCGAATCTGATTTTCGATGGAGGCGATGCGATTGATTTCCGAAGCCGTCTTTGGGTCGCCTTGATTCATCGCTGACGACGGCAAGAACGTGCCAATCTGGATTTCAGCGAGTCTCGACTGGAAGTTGTCGAGCATGATGAAGTCTTGAATGTCGGCAGGAGGCGACTGGGGGATGACTTCGTAACCTTCTGAAACGATTGCGATTGGGTTGCTAACCGTGAGAGGAGCAATGTTTGGCTTTGCGAGCGGCCCCTTTTTTAGGAGCAGCAGAGAGCGCACTAAAGTGTTGTCAACTACAAGGTTGCGCGACTTGTCGATGGCAACGTGCGTGTTGTAAAGGTCGCGACCGACACCGCGAGAAGACATCAAGTTGCCGTTCCCGATATCAACAGAGAAGAGCGCGAGCGCGTCCGACATCTTTGCGTAGCGGTCAAGCTGAGTGCAAATTTCGTCGCCCGTTTTGTCGTCAACGAGGTAGCGGGAGACGCGCCCATGCGGCTCACGAACAACGACTTCGCCCAAGTCAACGTACTTTGCGTCCGACTCGTAGGAAGCCCCGTAACTGCCCTCGCGAATCCAATCCTCTACCCGCCGAGCGTCGTCGTCGCTATTAAGCGAGCGTCCAGTGGGAGTCGCGCTGTTGATGGCTTTGATGAGGTTTTTGAGGTGCCATCCCGCCATCACCGAAATGTCCGGAACCTCCAGCACGGGCAACAACTCCGCAATGAGATACCGACGCTTGCGTGCAAAAATCGGCGTCGCATCAGCCACTTGCGGCTGCTCGACGGAGAAGAAAACGTAGTCTTGCCGGAGGAAGTCGGGCTTCCAGTCGCGTAAATCGTCCCAAATCAACGCACAATAACCAAAGACCGTGTTTTCATGCACAACCTGCGCCACAAGGTCATCAAAGCCGCGCCAAGACCGAATGCACTTGGTTATCTCTTCGCGGAAGATTTTCGTTTTACGCTCCGAGTCAACCGACTCAATAGGGTACTTCGCAAACGTCAGGGAAGCAGCCTGTTCCACCGTCGCCTTGAATGGTGCCTGAACGCGGCCAGCCATCGTCGAGAGGAATCCGGTCGGGCGATTGCTGCGCCAGTTTTGGCCCATGCTCTCCAGCTTCTTCGGCTCGTATGGAGTTTCGTTGTTTAACTTCTTCTGAATCAACTGGTTCTTGCGGTTGCGCTCCAAGTTCTGCTGTTTCAGGCGTTTATAAGCCGAATACGCCTGAGCAGCGTCGCGGAACGTGCGTCGAACCTTTAGCGTCTTTGGGTCAACGGTATCGTTGCTGTCGTTCGTTTTGTCGCTGACATCAAGACGCAGCCCACGCGGCCTATCCCCGACATTTTCAATGCGAGGTGCTTTGTCCGCGAACTTGTCCGTTATGCTTGGGTCGAAGGGTTTTGCTACGTCTGCCATATCGTTATTGGTTGAGCCAGCACGCTTTAGGAAGCGGACTTGCAGGATTCAGGAAAGCGGTTTTGTCGAGCCAAACAGCGGTGCGGTTGCAGTGCCGCATGACGTTGCACGCTCCAAGTCTTTTGCTCGTCGTTGTGTCCCTCGCGGAGCGGATTGCAGCCGTCGTTCGCTCGACCGCATTAATGCAACTTCCGCATCCGCTCTTCCACTTCACGTTGTGGTCGCACCGCTTGCAAATCTCAGCCCGCGCTTCTGCGACGCCCGCATCAACCCCAAGCGGTTCATTTTGCTGGTTGATTATTGAGGCAGACCATGCTTGCAAATCGTTAAGCAATGCTGGCTCGGCTACTGGCGAAGTAAGTGGACGCTGTAAATGCTGCTCTGTGTCATAAAAATGACAAAAATAAGGCCAGCGCAAACAGAAGTATTCGTGAATCTCAGGCTCAACGTCTTTGTACGGAATGCCATTCTCTGCGCGATACGCCTCAATCACGCTCACAAGATGCTCCACTGAATCTCCGCGCAGAATCACATCCCCTTCTGGGAAGTGAAACCCGTTTGGTGGAATCATTCCTTCAATCAGCTTCATAACACAAACTCATGCAAGCACTTAGGGCAAATCGTCGTATCTTTCTTCGGCTTTTCCTCTTTCGGCTCAGGCACTTCCGCTGGCGAGCCAATCATATCCGCAATCTCCTGCTCTGTGAATCCGACGACCGTCTTGAACGATGGGTCTGCCTCCAGAATCGCATCGAGTTCCGAAGACAGAACGTCGTCGTCCCACGCCGAAAGCTGCGCGAGTCGGTTGTCTGCGATGGTGTACGCCCGAATCTCAGCCTCGGACAGGCCGGAGAGGCGGATGCACGGCACCTTCTCAAGCCCCAGTCGGCTCGCTGCCAACGCTCGACCGTGACCAGCGACAATCCTGTTGTTCTCGTCAACGAGAATCGGCACCGTCCAACCGAATCGCTTTATGGACTCAGCGATGAGGTCGATTTGCGAATCGGTATGGGTGCGCGGGTTGAATGCGTAACGTGTTAACGCAGACAGGTTTGTTTCTTCGACTTGAAATGGTTTCTTTTTGCTCATTCGACGGAGTATTTATGCTTTGCCCGCTTCAGTCCGGACGGGAACTTGATTGATTCGCTGGTGAACGACCGCTCACTGAATACCACTCGGTTCGTCGGCTGACTAGTAAATCTCCCGTTGTCAAGTGCGGCGAACACGAACTCCTTGGACTGCTCAGGCTCGTCAGAGAATCCGTCGTCGAACGGAGCGGCAGTGAATATGTACTTCCCTTTGTATCTCCGGCTCCCGCACTGGGCTACGAGCGGAAGGCCGCACAGGTAAGTATACGCGATGGTCGAGAACTGCCAGCCGTAGCAGCCCCACTCCTGCGCTGCTCGCATTCCCCAGCCGCTCACGGGTCGCTCACGGCTCGCCAGAGCGTGCAGCGGTAAGCCCCTGTAAATGGCTCCGTTCTCAAGCATTACGGAGCAGCCCCACATCCTTGCTGGCGTGGAGGTTAACGCAAACCAAACCGCAGGGACGAATCCCTGCGGTTTGACGTGAGTGAACTTAGAGTCCACCCAAACATACTGATGGCGAGGCAGTTCGCCAGCGAACGAATACATTACGGCTCTTCGCCCTCAGTTTTGATGATTTCTTTGACCGACTTGCTCAACTCAGCCGCAATCGCTCTCAACAAGTTTGGGTTGTATAAACTCGTCCCGATGTTGACTGCGATGGACACAATCCCTTCTTCGTTTTCCTTAGCGCACATTGTAACGACTCCGTCCAAAGCAAATCTCGCCAGCAAAAATCGCGATGCTTCTGTCAAAATGTCGTGCGCCGCTTGCATACCCGCCTCTCGGCTAGGCTTCTGCTCCTCCACGTCGTCGAGGTCGTCGTCGAGGTCGCCATCGAAGTCGTCTGGGCCTGTTCTAATCATTGCCCCTCCTTCTGGAAAACGCCCGATGGCAGCATCTTACCTTTGCGCTCGCGGATTTGCTCCCATGCGAACTGAAGGCAGTGCTGCAATGAAAGCCCCTCAAGGTAAGCCACATTGATGAGGCAAACGAGAATGTCCCCGATGGCGTCGGTGACAGCGTCGCGCTGGGGCGAGAACGTGACGCTCCCGCGATTATCTGTCCGGCCCGCCCGCATGAGAGCGTCAGCCAACTCGCCAGTCTCCGAAATCATTTTCATGAACTGAGCGAGGCTCGTCGAATGCTCATAAATGCCTCTGTCCATTGCCCATTGGCGGACGAGGACTTCCAACTCCCTCAATGTCGCACCGTCGAACATCGAACTGGTTTTCTCTACTGCACACCCACGCCCCTTTGCCCGCTGCGTACTCTGCGAATTCGGTGATTCCGCCTTCGGCCTTTGCGCTTGCGAGCGCGGCTTCGATTGCTCGCCTTTTTGTTTTGAAGGCAAGCTCGATTTTCCTTCCGTTGATTTTAATGACATAGTGCATTGTGTTTGGTCTGGATATCCGCCCATATATTTATTGATTTTTGCAGTCTCTCCCGCTGTCACACCACTTTCCTCGGCACTACCCGTGAAGACGCAAGGTGTCGCGTAATTGGTTACGCCAGAACAGGTTCCGCCTTGGGTGCGGTAACCTCCGCGATGAAGGCATCGACCTGCGCTACGAGAGGCGCGTCGATGTGCGTTGCAGCCAACTTTTGAAGCAGCGTAATCGCCTGAGCAAGACGAGCCTTCGGGCCTTTGCGAGTGGCTTTGCGGCCTTTTGGCGCGAGCAACTCAGCAGCCCGCTCAAAACCAAGCGCGTGCAATCGCGTCCAGTTTGAAACGGTCACGCCAGAGATGCCGTACTTCTGAGCGATTTCGGCAATGTTGTGGGTTTTACGAGCGTTTGCAACAGCTTCAACTTTGTCCCAACGCTCCCGCAGTTTTTCGATTCTTGTCATATATTTATTGTCGTCACTTGACGAGCAGTGCTTATGCCTCTGATTCACCAAAACGTCAACGTGTTATTCGCTGAAGTCCACAAATATGCTTGTGTCGTCGATGACTGAACGCATCCCAACCTGCTCGCGTTGAGGCTTTTCCTTGAGCATCCGCTGCTCAACGCCAAATCTGTGTCGAACGAGGTAAACCAGCAGCGACAACGAATCCAGCGCGTCCGGCGATGGTCTTCGTGTTCGCTTGCAGTACTCTTCCTTGCTTTCAACACGAACGAGTCCCAGCCCTTTTTGTTTGTATCTGCGTGCAGTCGCCTGACTTACAAGGTCGCTCGAAATGTGACCGTGCCGGATTTTGAGGTACTCAAACTCGACCCAGCGTGCGACGCCGAAGACAAGCTCAGTGACGACTCCGTTGTAAAGCTCTGATGCGGAGCGACTATCGTCAGCGAATATCGGTATATCCGACGCCGCGCTGCTGAAGTTAAGCCCCATCGTTTCCTCGCCAAATCGCGAGCACAGAACGTCATGGATGCCCGCCCCGTTCCCAGTTCTGTCAACGATAAGTCCGGACGGTGCGATTTTCATCTCGCGGCAGAAGGCAGCGATTGCGTCAGCCTGTTCCAGCGTTGGCTTCTTCGGAAACGGCATCTGCGCGTCGAGTTGCAGCACGTTGCGCGGCCCATCCGGAAACTCTCTGAACGTGCCGTCCAGCCCTTTCCAGCCGTCAGAGAGTCCGTAACGCCCGTGCGAGCACATGACCTTGTCGTTGCCCTCCAGAGCCAAGTCGAATGCGGCGAGCGGCACCACTGGCCCGATGAAGCGAGCGATGCCCATCGCCTTGTCCATCAGGTTCGGGCCGATGATTGCCATCGCGGCTCCCTCCTCCGGAAACCAGCCGCGAGCCATCGTCATTGCCTCAGCCGTGTGACCTCGGCTCATGTAGGACATAAACCCCTCGTAGGTTTGCAGCCCGTGGTGGACGATGCGACGTTCCATCACGTTCTCGCAGCGTGCGGCGTCGAGTCGCAAGACGTGGAACCCCATGCCGGAGTCCCACTCCCAATCCTCCTCGCAATCCACGCTGCCCCAGCCTGTCCTCGGCTCGCACCGCTGCCCGAAATCTGACGTGCGGTCTTTGGGGTTGCTGGCTGCGAAAATCTTAACACGGTTGCGGTCGTGCTTTAAATCGACCGTTGAGAGGATGTTGTTGATGCCCTCCCAGACTCCCGCCGGAATCTCCTCGGCCTCATCGAGGACGACGTGAGTGCGGCTCAAACGCCCCCAGCGCGGATGCTCCGGCCCAGAGCGCGGGGACGGATGGAACCCACGCAACGTACCGTGCCCGCTCTCGCCCCTTGGGATTGCGACGAGATGGATGCCCTGCTTGCTGTCCGCCGTGACCTGCAACGAACCTTGCAGGTCGTCCGCAACCTCGGTCAGCGGACGCACCAACGCGCTCCGGTGAAAGTTCCGGATGGACGCGAAGATGTTGCGCTCGGCGTGCTCACGGGTGAGCGAGACGACCTTGATTGCTGTCCAAGCTGGGTCGCGATACCAGTCGAGGTAAAACCATGCTCCGGCCCCATACGATTTGCCCATCGCCCCCGCCCCCTGAATGAGGAGCTTGTCGTGCTCGAACAGGCAACGCCAAGTCTCGCGTGATGAGAGCGGAGTCCAGTCGTATGCGCTTGAACCCCAAAGGATTGTGGCAGCAGCCTCAAACTGGTCGTTGTTGAGCAGTGCCATAACGTACTGCCGCACAACGTCTTCGGCTTGTTCAAGCGTCAGTCTCCTTTGTCCTCGGAGCGTCGAGAAGTTCTGCAGGATGATTCCGGCAGCGTGAAGGATGCCGGACTCCTCATCGGCCTCAGCGGCAGCGCGGATGCTCTCGGCAGCGGCGAGTGCGCGTTGGACGGGCGTTATCAATTGA